AATATTTCTAATACTTCTGCTGAACCAATAATTTGATCATTTATATCTGGATTTAAAAGTCCTGACATACTATTTTTTATAAAATCAATTATTAAAAATTATATTAAAACTTTATTAGAAAAAAAAGATGACTTAATGAAAGACACGAGAATAGAGTTATCAACGATGCATGGATCAAAAGGAAGAGAATGTGAAAATGTTTTAGTTTTTCCAGATTATGGAACAGAGAATCAATTTAAACCTTATTTGGAAGCTATAAACAATCCAGATGCGCAACATAGATTAGTTTATGTGGCGGTAACCCGAGCTAAAAATAAACTCTATCTCATGGCACCTTTGCATGATGATAAAGAATTCTACACTATAGGAGGAATAATAGAATGAGTATATGGAAAAAACAAGTTGGTGGAAATCATTATAGAAAATATAAAATTCAACCTAGTGCATTTTGCACTCAGAATAAGTTGCTTTATCCCGAAGGAACGGTTATTAAATATGTGATACGTCATCAAGATAAAGGAGGAAAGGAAGATTTGTTAAAAGCAAAACATTTTATAGATATGATCATTGAGAGAGACTACCCCGATAAAGAAGAGAAACAAGAAACATGGTTAGAAGGATATAAAAAATGGAAAGATAAATCATAATGTTCGAAGCACCCATAGAATGGGTCTGTCCTGAATCTTTTCCAGATTTAAGAAGATACTCACATATTGCCATAGATTTAGAAACAAAAGATCCTGGACTAACTAAGCGAGGGTCTGGAGCTTTAATTAATGATGGTGCTATTGTTGGAGTAGCGGTTGCCGTTAATGGATGGCGTGGATATTTTCCTTTTGGACACGAACAAGGTAACTTTTTTGAAGAACGTAATGTTATGGATTGGGTTAAAGAGATTTGTGCCTTACCTTCAACAAAGATATTTCACAACGCTATGTATGATGTTTGCTGGTTAAGAGCTTATGGTGTAACGATTAATGGACCTATTGTAGACACGATGGTCATGGCATCTTTAATAGATGAAAATAGATTTTCTTATAAATTGAATAGTGTAGCTTATGACTATCTTAAAGAAATTAAGGACGAATCAGCTTTAAAGTTTGCAGCTGATAAAGCTGGAGTAGACCCTAAATCAGAAATGTACAAACTTCCAGCTATGTATGTTGGAGCTTACGCAGAAAAAGACGCTGAATTAGCTTTGAGACTTTTTAATTTACTAAACGAAGAAATAAAGAAAGAAAATTTATCTGAAATATTCAAATTAGAAACAGATCTTTTTCCTTGTTTAATAGAAATGAAAATTTAAGGCGTACGTGTAGATATCGAAAGAGCTCACCAAACGAAAGAAAGATTACTTGGACAAGAAACAACATTGCTGCAAGAGATAAAAGAAGAAACACAAATAGATACTCAGATATGGGCTGCACGATCGATTGCCAAAGTTTTTGAAAAACTAAAACTACCTTACGAACGAACAGCGAAGACACAAGCGCCATCATTTACAAAAAATTTTCTTTCGACACATAAACATCCTTTAGTTCAAAAGATAGCAAAAGCTAGAGAAATTAACAAGGCGCATACAACATTTATTGATACTATTATTAAGTACGAATACCGAGGTAGAATTCATGCGGATATTAATCCTATTAGAGGATCAGGGGGTGGAACGGTTACCGGAAGATTTTCATACTCGAATCCAAATCTCCAGCAAGTCCCAGCGAGAAACAAGGAGCTAGGACCGATGATAAGATCTTTATTTTTACCTGAACGTAATCACACGTGGGGTTGTTTTGATTACTCACAACAAGAACCAAGGCTTGTAGTACACTACGCCGCTTCGAGTAGTTCTATTTGTAAAGATGAATCTGTAGTAGAAATTGTTGATAAATTTAAAGAAGAATCTGTGGACTTCCACCAAACGGTAGCGGATATGGCTAACATAGAAAGAACTCAAGCGAAGACCATTAACCTTGGTTTATTTTATGGAATGGGAAAAGCCAAGTTGCAAGCAGAGTTAGGATTAAACACGAAGCAAGAAGCTGAAGATTTATTTGATAAGTATCACGAGAGTGTTCCCTTCGTTAAAGATTTAATGGATAAGACTTCAAAAAAAGCGTCTCAAGATGGTTATATTAGAACTCTATTAAGAAGAAGGTGTAATTTCCCTAAATGGGAAATAAATGAATTTAGACGTGGGAAATTATCGGTAACTGGAACAAGAGTAGAAACAGAAGCAAGATTTATAGAAGAATATAAGGAAAAATATCCTAAAGCGGACGAAGAAAAAATTAATTTAATTAGAAAAAATCTAAGTAAAGAAGATCAAAATTTAATAAAAAGAGCCTACACTTATAAAGCTTTAAATAAGTTAATACAAGGATCCGCTGCTGATATGACTAAAAAAGCTATGTTAGATTTATACAAAGAAGGAATTGTGCCACACATACAAATACATGATGAATTGGATATATCTGTTCAATCAAAGGAACAGGTGAATAAAATCATTGATATTATGGAAAATGCTGTTAAGTTAAAAGTTCCCAATAAAGTTGATTATGAATCAGGCGATAATTGGGGAGACATATACGACAACTAGGAGGAAACATGGAAACAATTAAACAAATATGGCAAGATCATAGAAAAGTTGTGATCGGTGCAGGTGTTGTAGTTGTAATTTTAATAATCGCAGCACTGTAAGGTTTTATGTTGGATGGCATACTTAAACGCGAATATCCCTGCAACTTATGCGCAGGTCAGGAGAGAATATCTCTATGACCTTAAAGCTCACCATGGAGAAGTGGAAGACTGTCTTATCTTTGGTTTGGCATCGATTACAGGGCGTCCAATACTCTTTCACGCAATTATGGAAAATGGAGCTGTATTCTACCGTTTGCCAATCTCTGCATTCATACAAAGAGGATTTGATGTCAAAAAAGTTCCTAGGATGCGACTTGATGAGCTGGAGTTATGGAATTGCTTTAGTTACTATCCTGCTGTTACTTCTTATGATGTCCTAGACGGACAATCTGGAAAATTTATAGGAAAAGATAAGAAATGGTATTCAGGTGCCTATCTTTTTACGGTTGACTGGGCCCACCCAGAGAGTAATATAGTCGACACCGATCATTCGGAAATTCCGCACGAACATAAGTGCGCTCATGTATTGGCATTAGAAAATGGCAATTATGCGGCTCAGCCAAATAACAGACTAATCTGGAGCATACCATCTTTCACGGTGAGGGATGAAATACCATTCGATTGGAAGGTTCAAACTAGTGAATGGAATGTTGAAGATAGTCGTAAATGGAAAACAGAAGATAGCGACAAATTCTTCTATGATATTGAGGAGACTAAAAATGATTAAAAAATGGTGGAAAAAATTTATGGATTGGTTCTTTAAAGGCTTTTATGACTGACGTTAGATGCAAAAGCTGTAATTGTCAGTGCCACTGTTCTGTGCTAAACCATTCTGATATGCTAGGTATATGTCCGTGTCAGATGTGTAAGTGTGATTCAAAAGGAGTCACTGTAGATGACACAGGAGAATGTGAAACATGTCAATAGATCTAAAAAAATGCTGTGGTACGCACTCAAAAGAAAAAGAAGACAACGGAGAATGCTGTCAGCAAGAAGAACAAGAAAACGCAGAAGCATTAACCTATGAACACTCAATTAAAACAAAGGAGCCAAAATGAATAAATTATTTCTTGTGCTCGCACTGTTATTTGCCCTGAGCGCCTGCTCGGTAGGCAAAAAATGTACCTATACCCAAGAAGGAACGAAAATTTCATCGTGGATATGGTTCTACGGTAGCGACAAACCGATTGATTTAGACAAAAACAATTGTTCTTAGGAGTTTATGGAATTTGATGAAGTATTTATATTCATTTTTAATACTGACACTATTGGTGTGTTCAACAGCTTACGCAGGCTCAACACAATCTAATGTTTCTGGATCTAATACCGCTATAGAAGGTGGATATGAGTCTAGCACGACTTATGAATCTGGAAGTGAATCAAGTTCAACAACAACGAATTCAACAACTTCTAATATAAGATCTGCTCCACCAACGGCAGGAGCACCTTCCTATAATTCAATGACACAAGATGTATGCGCTGTAGGCGCGTCAGCAGGTTTACAAACGTTTGGCGTAGGTATATCTGGTGGAAAACATTTCATTGACAAAAATTGTGAACGCCTTAAACTAGCTAGAATTTTAAACGACTTTGGTATGAAAGTAGCAGCAGTTGCTATTCTTTGCCAAGATGAAAGAGTATTTGAAAGCATGATACAAGCGGGCACTCCATGTCCTATCGATGGTAAAATTGGTAAAGATGCTCAAGCTTTATGGAATAAGTATGATTTTGAAAGACCCGATTATAAAGCATACGTTAAGCGTATGAAATTAAGAGAAAAAGTTAAACCTGTCATAGATACTAAACCTCTTCCAGCAGATACATCTACTAATAAGAAGGTTTCATGGACTACACCAAAATAAAAAATATCCTAATTACTTTTTTTGTTTGTTACTTTATTGGTGCATGTGCTTTTAATAAAGTTATCGCTGAAGACGTAGTCACGGGAAACATTTTACCTAATGCTGGCAATTCAGTCAGCTCTTATAACAGCGGATCTACTCCAGTTATCTCCGACAATACTTCGGACACAACCATGAGCAACAACACCACTTTGGACGGCTTTGCCATCACCTGCGATACTGCCAATGGCCAGAATGGCGGTTGCGGTGCATTTTTCAACTATGACAAAGCGGTTGAAGCTGCACACGATTTAAAAATTACTTCTACAGCAACACTGGTAGGCATAGCTGGCACCGGTCAAACTTCCAGCGATACCATTACTTCTACGGCCAATAAGCTAGAAAATGGCATCACGCTAGCCAGCACCATCGACATGCAAAACTGTGAATGGTCAGGTTCAGCATTTGCCTGCGGGGATAGCACCGGAGCAGCGGATAGCTATACGGTTAGAGTCAGGATACTAGACAGTAGCGACGAGGAGCTAGCAGCTGTTACTCAAACAAGAACAAATGATGCAGGTTATTATGCCAACTCAGGAACTTTCACTAATCAATTAATTTATACGGGCAAAGGAGCCAGTAAGTACGAATGGTCCTGGAATGGTGTTGATGGATCTGGTTCAACGTCAACCCATGCTAATCAACGAGGTCCTAATCTTTTAGGGGCAAAATTATTGATGACTTTTGATAGTGAAGACTATGTTACAATATCAACTGCATCACAAACAGCTCTTACTAGCATAGAAACAACTTTTGCAGAGCTGGAAGAAATTTTTGCTGAGGAAGTTAGTGTCCTTACAGAGGATCCTGTAACATTCTCTATGGAAATAGAAGAAGAGGCTTCTTTTGAAGAAGAAGTATTCGAAGAACCTGTAATAGAAGAAGAGGCTATGGAGGAGGAAATTTATGAAGAAACAGAGGAGGTCGAATCTTCTTTTGTACCGACAACTTCTGAAGAGGAGGAGGTGGTTTCGGAGGAAGAAGAGTCGTTTGAAGAATCCACTATGGAACCAACCCAGGAAGAAGAAACCGTTGCAGAGGAAGAAGAAGTAGCCAGTGAAGAAGAGGAAGAAGTAGTTGAAGAAGAGTCTACAGAAATGGTAGAAGAAACAAATGAAGAAGAAGCGGAAGAAGAAACACAAGAAGAGGAATCTGCTAGCGAAACTGCTACAGCATCCACTGTTTCGTCAAAGAAAAGTGCCAAACAAAAAAAGGTACGATCGAAAAAATCTCTCATGGCGAATATGGAGCGAATGATGGATAAGATTGATGAAGACGTTAAAGATCTTGCTAAAAATCTAGCCCTTAAAAATATAATAAAAATGAAAGCTATGGCTAGCGAACAGGCATCATTGGATTTATATAAAAATGCGATATTCTATAAGCCAAAAGACATCTATTTAGAGCAATTAAATATCTTTGATCCTAGGCAAATTTACGATAATGTCAGCCTTGCAAGCTATATTAAAAACGATATAGTCGCAATCAAGGCAAATGCCTTGCATGAGATTAATCTCAAAAAACAAAGACTATTAATAGAACTGGAGCAATTAAAAAATGAAAAAATTTAATTTAAAGGATCAACTAGCAGGGATTGCGGCGTTAATCGCAGCCATCGTGGCTATCGGAGGTGGATTCGTGAAGTACGGTGAAATCATGACCAGACTCGATGTACTCTCTGAACAAACTGGACCTGATCTTACACCGTTAGCACGGCAAATTGGTGACGTTAAAAAAGGTGTAAGTAATAATCAGATGGCAATCACAGTCACTACAGAAGATGTTCTAGAAAATGTAGGTGACATAAAAGTTTTACAAAAGGAAATAGAATTACTTAAACTTCAAATAGAAGAAATAAAAGTAAGCACTTCTAATCCATTGAGTCAGTAATGGATTTAAAAGATAAAATAATTGGAATGGCTTTAGCCGCATTGATTGCGTTGGTCGGCTGGAATCTTCACGAAACGTGGGGAATGAAAGAACAAGTTTTTAAACTTCAACAAGGACAAGAAGTTTTATCTAAACAGATTAAAAAGAACTCTGCTTTTGTTAAACAAAAACTTAAACAGATAAAGAAGAAACAGAATAAAAAGGTTATTGATAAACAAATTAAGAAGAACAATAAAAAGAAAAAGAAGAAGAAAAAACAGGAGTAACAGTATGGAAAAGGGAGATGAAATACTTAACTATTTTTTTATTTATAATATTATTAGGTTGTGAAAACATTAAACAAACTATTGGAATTACTACTA